TTTCTCCCCTATGCCAGGCCAGGATCGAGGCCGTGCTCGCGATCATTCTGCGGAGCGTTTCGTTCCGGGAACGGATCATGGCGCTTGGCGGCTACGATCTGCACGAGAGCGGGACGGTGGTGTACGACCAGTGAGCAGCACGTAACTCTCCGGGAAAAAGCAGGCCCGTTCTCTTCCTGCTGCCGCGCAGAAAGCAAAGAAATAAAAAACCCGCACCCCCTTGCGGGCTGCGGGTTTCGTGGACGTCCTGGGACGTCCTGGGATATCGAAATGGTGGCGATGCAGGCTCTTGAATTGTCTGTATATCTGTTTGAAAATCTTGGGTTTTCTTGAATTCAAAAAAAGCGTCTACCCCCAAAGTTACCCCCTGCTGATTGCTACCTGGGCCGGCCGGACCAAAAGATGTGCCTGCCGAACTCCTCCACCGCCTGGTAGTACTTGAGCGCCCGCTTGCGGCGCAGCCAGCGCATCCAGGACCAGCGGGTGAGCCGGTTGATCAGCCGGAGCATGTTATCCAGGAACAGCCTGTTGGCGTCGTGGAACGCCTGCCAAGTCGGCTCGGCGACGTGCCAACAGTAGTCGTGGATGTTGCACGCCTCGCTGATGTCGAGCCCCCAGATGGTGTCCGGCACGAAATCAACCAGGGCGGACTTCGCGCCGCAGCCGTTGCAGATCTTCTCCTTCTCCTCCGGCGTCAGCCGCCAGTACCCAGGCGGCGCGGCCAGGCCGTCGCGTTCCTCCGTGTGCAGCATGGTTTCCCTCCTCCTTGCTATGCGGCCCGGCTCGCGGCGATTGCCTCGTCCCACGCCACGTAGCGGTGTCCGAGCCGGCCCCACCTGGCGCGGCGGCCGCGCAGATCCAGGTGGAATCCGGGGCGGTGCCAGTCTGGATAGACGCCGAGCCCGGTGAAGCGGTCGAGCCGCAGCGCGGCCAGGGCAGCCTCGAGGATGTCGGCCTGGTCCGCGATGCGCATTCCGGCGGCCTCGCCACCGAAATGGAAATCCACGGCCAGGCCGCGCGGGTGGTAGCCGGTCGGCGAGTGCCCCGGGCCGGTGGCGTCATGGACGACGATGGGCCAGTCGTGCCCAGCGGCGACCATGGTCACGCGCAGCCGGTAGAGTGCCCACACCGTGACCCACTCCAGCGCCTCGATGTCGCCCCATTGCTCGGCGGCGGAAAAGTATGGGGCGAACGCCTCGAAATCCGCCCGTTTCACCGCTGCAGCTCCCTGACCACTGGTACGACCACGCGGCCGACGTCGATGAGCACGGCCGCGATGTCCGCGACCGTGTCCGCGGCGTTCACGGTGTCGGGCCGGCTGACCAGGCTGGCATGGCGCATCTCCAGGGCCTGGGCCTTGCGCCGGAAGTCGGCGACCAGATAGCGGGTTTGGACCGGCAGTTCCTCCTGGTGCCTGGAGATGATCCCTTCTGCCTCCAGGTAGTTCTCCCGCGCCAGGCCGTAGAGCGCCAGCAGCCGCGACGCCCGCACCGAGACAACACCGTCCTTGGTCCCCCACCGCTGGAACTCGGCGATCACGGCCCGCATGTTCGCGTCGATCCGCGCCAGCGCCGCCTGGTCTTCCGCCGGCCAGTCGTCAGCGGCCTCGGCAACGGCCGCCGCCACGCCGTCGTAGCCCTCGGCCATCGAGGCCGCGATCGCGGTGAACGCGGCCGCGTTCATGGTGTACTCGCGATCCTCCTGGTTGCAACCGGTCAGAGCCGCGCACACGGCCGCAACGCCCAAAAAGGCCATCAGTACTTTCATGTCATCCCCTCCTGTAGTCTTCATGGGTCTGCAAATGCTCCGCGAGGCGTGTTCGCACCTCGATGAGCATGTCCCGCATCTCCTGGCGCCAGGCCATGTCCTCGCGCCTGGCCTTGTCGCGTTGCATCTCACCCTGCCGGATGAGGTCCTTCAGGTCGGTCAAATCCTGCCGGAATCGTTCAAGCTCGCGGAACATGCCGTCACGGCAGCCGGCCTGCGCCTGTTTACAATCTTCCCGACTCATGCAGTCGATGGCCTCCACCTTGGCCTCGCAGTCCTCCACGCGCCGCACCAAGCGGCCCACTGCTGCGGCCTGGCGCAGCATCCACCCAAGCACGCCAAGGAACGACGCCCCGACCGCCCACCATTCGCCGTTGCCGTCCGCCATCACACGGCCTCCCCTGGTAGCAGGCACGTCCGCTCCCGGTACAGCTCCAGGGTCACGTGCCCGGTACTTGATTGATCGGCGGCCGGGACCGTGATCTCGGCCCGGAAGATCCAGCCGGCCGGGATCGGCTCCCGGGTGCAGCCCTCAGTGTTCAGCTCGTCGCCCATGGGCGCGTCCCCGCTGAAGAAATGGCAGGGGACGAACTGAAAGACGACCGTGTCCTCGTCCGCCGCCACCGGGTTGCCGGCCCGGTCCAGGTAGGCCTGGCCGGCCGGACAGACCACGGCGAGCGAGCACCAGGAGCCGTGCAGGGCGCCGAGATGGTAGATCGCCCCCTCCTTGAGCCAGACCGGATCGTGGAAGGTCAGGTCGATCCGCTTGCGGCGGAACCCTGCCGGCGCCGCCACCTCGCCATCCGGCGTAGAGAAGTCCCAGGCGAGCGCCGGCCCGTCGAACAGGCCGGCGGGCGAGTCTCCCCGGCTGGTGAACACCGTGAAGGTCCCAGGCGGCCGCGACTCGGCGATGGTCTCCAGCTTGCCGTGCTCGTTGATCTCCGCCATCGGGCCGACATGCCGCAGGACCTCGATGGAGTCCTGGTCCACCGTGTGCGCCGGATCGACAGGACAGGCGATGGGCGTGTCCTCCGGCAGCCACAGCACCTTGTCAGCGGCGCAGGTCGTGCAGTGGAATTGGTACTTGCATAGGTTCATGGTCGAAACGAAATGGTGATGGTGTCCACTTCAAGCTCGCCTTTCGACTGGCTCACCCGTCCCTGAAAGCGCAGCAGCGACTTCTCGGCTGGGAATGGATTGACCAGCGTACCGACGTAGGTATGGGGCTTCTCCATGTCGATCCCCTCCCAGGTGACGAGCACCGTCTTTTTGCCGGCCACGAGCCGGGCGTCGCCGTAGCCAGGACCGTCGAACTCTGCCTCGATGGTGACCTCGGTCGGCTCCCCGGTCTCGTCGGTGCCGGCGAACCAGAACTTGCGGCCGGTCTTCCAGCAGTGGGTCTCGAACTCCTGGTCGATTTCCACCACGATATCCTCGTGGGGCGGCGGACCACTGGCCGGGCAATCCCGCCAGCCGGCGTCGTAATCGGCGTCAGAGAGCTTGCACAGGCACTGCCCGGCCGCGCCGCCTGGCGGCAGCCCGGGCCCCCCGTCCTGGTCCTCGTGCACCGTCTCGATGGCGATGTGCCGCAGGCCGTCCGCCGGCGCGAGATCGCGCACACCGTCGTTGACCACGAGCGTGCCATCGGACACCAGTGTTTCGATATGGCTGGCCGCCGCGATCTCGGCGCGGGAGAGGCCGAGTTCGCCCAGCAGGTCCACCGCCTCGCCAGGTGCGAGCACCACGCCCAGGTCCTCGAGGAGCACCGGTGAAGCGGTGGTGTTTCTGACGATGATCGCGGCCATCTCAGGTCAGGATGTTGATTTTGACGGACTGCGCCGTGCCGGCCCCGAGCTTCTTGACGATCGTCTTGTTTGGGGAAACCACCATGTGCCCATACGTGTCGGCCGGCATGAGTTGATAGGTGCCCTTCTCGGTGTAGCGCACGCGCACCTGGTCCAGGAGTGGGGTCACTGATGTGTCCGTTGAGGACAGCAGCCAGGCGAAGTCAAGGGTCGGATACGCCGATACGTCCAGGTTGGCGACCGCAGCCTGCAAGTCGGCGATCGTCGCCCACCCGGTCTTGTTCTTCGGCCCGCTATGCGGTACGAGCGCACCCCCCTGAGCCGTCAGCCATGACTGCCTGCCATCGAACGAAATGAGCGCTCCTATGGAGGTCCCTGTCGGCAGGTAGGCGTCGAACTCGATGGCCTCGATACGCTGCACGGCGTCAAGGTTGATCTGGCCGGCATCGTTAGTGGAGACGTAGAAAGAGCCGGCAGGGTACGCCGCATCGGTGTACACAGGCGGCTCCCATGGCTCGGCGGTGGGCAGTATGCCATCCACCTGAGATGTGTTCCATCGCGTAAGCATCCCCCCGCTATCCGTATTTTTCCCGCCAACGACAAGGTAGTACCCGAGTGTCGGATCAAAACCTGGGGCCGTAACCTCCTGCCATGTGATCTGAAAGGTCCCTCCCCAGTTGACGCCTACGTACACCTTGCCTGCAACGAGATCGACGGCTATGGCGATCGCGTTGCCGAAATTGCTGGCATACGGATCGCGCTCATAAACTGGCAGTCCGGACACGTAAGCGCCGTCGACCCATCCCCAGCCGCCGCTGGACAGGCCGTAGAGCGGCATATCCATCGGGTCGCCCGATTGGCGCGCCGCCAGGATGCGCGCCATGGTGGTAATGCCGACGATAGGGTCGAACGCATCCGTTGAGGCGCGGCCAAAAGACCATTCGTGCCGTTTGCCGTTGGCAAGCGCGTGCACGCTCGGAACGGCGATGGCCGAGTAATACGCTGTCAGACTGTAATACTCGCCACTAGTGGACAAACTGGCCGATCCGGTCTTGACCTCCAGGTCGTGGTTGAGCTGGTTTATCGGGAACAGGTTGCCGGTTCCGGCCAGAGGCGTCAGTTGGATACAGCCGTCGGCCACGTTCGCCCCGTTCGGGTCCTCGACGTTGAACCGCGCCGCGTCGGCCGCGTCGAAGTCGAGTTCCGAATTGATAAGTCCGGTCGGGCCTGGGACAAACTCGAGAATTTGCACGATCCTGGAGCCAAGCGGATCGTTGAAATGCTCGATGGTGATTTCCTGGTTTTGGGCGAAATTCTGGATCGTCTTCTGGACGATCCGCGCTCCGTGCAGGTCTGCGCCTGTCAGGTCAGCGTGCCTTGTAAAACCCATCGCAAATAGCCCTCGGTGTCGATATACCGGTCCGGGCCTCTCAGCCCGGACCGGCTATGGTCAAACGGTGACGATATTGCCGCTACTATCCGTCACCAGGTTGTTGTTCTGGTCCGTCAGGGCTTGGTCGTAGGCATTAAAGGGACCCTCCGTTGTAGGCGGCCTGGAGCACCAGGACCGGGTCCTTGAGGCCGACGGCCCCGACGAAGGCAGACAGCCGCTCGCCGGCCGCCACGTCCACGTTCATGTTCGAGACCACGACCTGGGTGGAGCCGGCGGCCAGGTTCAGGGTGGCGACGGCCGCGCCGGAGCTCTTCCGAATCTCCACGGTCGCGTCGGCGGTCGGGGCCTGCTTGACGGAGAGCGTCGCGCCGACGAGGGTAGCGGCGTTGGGCAGGGCCACGGAATTACCGGGCGACGCAGCCAGCTCGCCGGAAAGCTTGAGATAGGTGTTGCGCGGCTTACCGTGCCGACCGAAGGTCAGGGTGGACCGGAAACCGAGCCACTTGCCCCGGTTTGTGTCCCGGCCGCAGACCACGCCGTTGATGACGGCGAGATCGGAGACCACGCCGGCCTCCAGGGTGGCGACGCGGTTGTCCACGCCCTTGAGGGCGGCGTCCAGCTTGTTGTCCGCGTCGGCCAGGCTGGTGGCGCCGGAGATGTAGTTGGCGCCGCTGTTGGCCTGGTAGGAGCCGTCGGTGCCGAGACCGGCGCCGGCCTGGGTCGCGTCGAGTTCAGCCTGGAGATTGGCGGTGGCGGCCTCACCGGCGGTCTGTCCGAAGGTCAGCGGGTCAGTGCCAACCGTAAGCGTGGTGCTCACATCACCGAGCAGGGTGAACGCGGCGCCGGCGTTGGCCGAGCCGCCGGAGACGTAGAACCGGGCGCCCGGGGTCACCTCGTTGGAAGGCGAGCCGTCGAAGTCGGTCCGCCTGGTGAGCACCCAGGGATTCGAGGCATCACCCAGGGCGGTGACGGTGTAGGCGCCGTTCTGCTTGGCGTCGGCCTGGTCCTTGACCAGCACCGAATCGCCTACCGCGAGGGTCACGCCGTCGATGGCCGGCAGGGCGCCGTTGGCGGCCGCGGTCAGGGTCGCGCCCACGCCGCCGGTGCCGTTGTCGTACGTGCAGGCCGGCAGGGCTGCGGTGGTGGCCGCCTCGACCGGGGCCTTGGGCTTGAAGCCCGAGGCGATGGAGTCGGCGTAGGACTTGGCGTCGGCCACCTGGTCGTCCACGTACTTCTTGGATGCCCGCTTCAGCCAGGCCACGCCGTCGGTGGCCGATAAGTCGGCCGAGCCGTCGTTGACGATCAGCGTGCCGGCCGCAACCAGGGTCCGCAGATCCTCGCTGCCGGCCAGCTCGCCGAAGTCGAATTGCTCGTGGGCGTTGACCGTCTCGCCCGCGCCGATGATCCACCCGAGATCATCGACGGTTACCGGGTTCAGGGTGTCAGGGTTCTTGATGATGATCTGCCATTCCATGATGATTCCCCTCCTATGGCAAGGTTACTGGTTGCCGGTGATCCAGAGCTCGACCACCGGATAATCGCAACCGCTTGGCGATTCGATGAACGCCGATAGAATCTGGCCGGCGGACAGCCCGATAGACAGCGCTTCCAGCCCGCCGGTGGCGCCGGACACGGTCACGGCCGCCACCTGGAGCCCGTCGGCATGGATCCGCACCGTGCCGGAGCCGACGGACGCCAGGGTGAGCCCGGCCGCGACCAGGACGCCGTCCTCGCGCACCATGGCCCCGGCCAGGTTCGTCGGCACGCCGGCGTGGTGGAGCCATCGGCTTCTCACCTTGCGGCCATTGATGCCGAACGCCACCCGCTCCACCCAGCCGGCGGTCGCGGGAGAGATCTTCTTCTCCTCACCCCGGCCGACCGTGCCGGAGTACACCCTGGCGTCAGGTGCCGGCTCGGTACGACCGACCACCATGCCGGCGACGCAGACCACGGTCTCGCCGGGCCGCGCGGCATCCGGCGCGCCAGACGCCACCCACGTCCGGCCGGCGGCGTCGGCCACGAGCCACCGCCCGCGGCCGAGATGCCGCCGGACAACACCGAGCCGCCGCGCACGCGCGTCGCGCGCATCCTCCCCGAGTCCGCCGAGATCGGCCAGGATATCGAGCGTCCGCCGGCTCACGCCTCCACCTCAATGTCCAAGGTCACGTCCAGAGTCACCTCGTCGTCCGTCCTCGCCACCCGCAGGGCGCAGCCGCGCACCATGCCGCGCCTGGCGCCACCCTCCGGGTCGGTCATGGAGACCACCACGCCAGGATCGCACCACGGCCCAGCGGCCGCGAGCGAAACCAGCATCCGGTCGGACGACTCGCGCGCCAGTTCGGCCCGGCCCTTGGCCGCGGCAACCTGCTCGGTCACCGCCAGCGGCTCGACGACATCGCGCCCCCGCCGGCCGCCCGGCGGATTCTCGACCAGCACTGCGATCACGGCTCGTCCTCCTCGAGATACGCGACCACCACCACCGGGAACTCGCCGTCACGGCCGGCGGTCGACGGCGGATCGAGCCGCAGGCGGCGGAACCGCACGTCGTAGGAGACGTCGGCGACCAGGGGCCGTTCCCCGGTCACGATCGCTTGGCCGCCGGCCACGAGCACGGCGAGCGGCTGTTTGCCGTGCCAGGTCCACTCGATCCCGCCAGACGGCGCATGGCGCAGCGGGACGGGCTTCTCGTCCACCACCTCGAGCCGTTCGCTCCGCCGGCGCGTCACCTCCCCCTCGTCGACGATGTTGCCGGCCGACGCGGCGGCGCCGGCGAACAGCACGCCCGGCGGCAGGTAGAGCAGGAAATACACCGGCGCCCCGCCGCACGGCACATTGCCGTCCGGATGGGCGGCGTCGTCGAGTTCGAGCGCGGCCTCGCCGGGGCCGGCGTCCCGGCCGAACGCCACAACGGTCGTGAGCTTCATCCATCCTTCTCCATGACGAGCTGGGCCGGCCCGATGCGCGTCCCGCGCACCCGCCACAGGTGACAGGCGGTGCGGTACGTGAGCCGGAGCAGGGACTCGGCCGGCTCGTCCGCCGTGACCGAACCGTCCGCGGTCACGGTCACCCCGCCGAGATCGGTCTCGAGCCAGCGGTGGCTCACGACCTCGGCCACCGGATAGGCAACGCTCCCGCCGCCGGCCACGATCTCGATCTCTTCGGTCTTTTCCATCTCCTCGACGCCGAGCGGCTCGATGCTCACCCAGTCCCCGGCCGTGGTCCGCAGCGTGGCGACCGGCGCGGCTGGCGCCGGCACGGTCCAGCCCCGCACGAGATACATGGCGGGTGACACCTCCTCGACCTCGAGCCGGCCGTCGGCCATGTCCACCGCCCGGTCGGTGACGAGCACTTCGTTGATCACGTCGCGCGGGTCGAACCGCTCGGAGAGCCGGAACACGTTGTCGTCCGCAGACAGCCACGCCGCCGGCTGCGCCGTTGCCCACTCGCTCGGCTGGACCGGGTATTCCGGTATCACGTGGAGGGAGCCGTCCGGCGCCGACTGGAGCACGCCGCCGACCGTGGCGGCCAGCCGCCGCAGGATGGCGATGGGCGGCTCGTCGCTGGCGAACAGGGTCGCGGCCGGGATGTGCCAGTCCACAACGGACCAGACCAGGGTGACCCCGGCCGCCGCGGCGAGTGCGCCGGCGATCCCGCTCGCCATCCCAGGGCCGAGATCGCCGGAGATCGGCGACGACCACGGCGCATCAAGCCGGGCCGCCGGACTGACGCAGGAGATCCGGTAGGCGCTGGTCCCGTGCTCGGCATCGCGGCCGCGGGACTCGACGACGAGAGCAAACGTCGTGGCATCGACGGTCACGGTGACCGGCGTCCACCTGGCGGCCGCAAGCCATGCCGCATGCTCCAGCACGGTCAGCTCGCAGGAGAGGCAGTATTGGTCCAGCGAGCCGGAGATCTCGACCGCGGCCGGCTCCACGGACACGGAGCCGATCCGCGCCGACACTTCGACCGCCTGCCGCAGCGCCGCGCCGGCCGGCATGGCCCACGGCTGGGCGCACACGCCACGCACCGGATCGCCGGGCCGCAGATCCCACGCCTGCCGGCAAACCCCGACGGGCCGCGAACCACAAACAGCGTATGGTTGACGGCAGACGCCCCTGGCAGATGCCGCGATGCCGTAGGGCTGCTTGCACACGCCTCTGGCCGGGCGGGCGTCGCCGTAGGGCTGCGCGCAAACCCCCAGCGGCCGCGCCGCGTCGTCGTACGGCTGGACGCACGCGGCGCGGGCCACGGGCGCGTCGCCGTACGGTTGGACACAGGAGGCGCGCACCTGCGCGAGTTCGCCGATGGTCAGCAACTGGTCTACCGCTGCACGGTGGAACGTCCGCACCCAGTCGGCGCCACGCGCAACGGTCGAAACGGCGATCAGGGCTATCGCGCCTTTGAAGAAATCGGAATTTGAGGTGGTGTCCCACTCTTGAGCGATAGAGAACCGGCCGTCGGACGGCACGTCGTTGACCGACGCGAAAGGGAAGTCTCCGCCTGTGTCCTCGGCGGCGTCGATATACAGCCGCGTGTCGCCGGTAAGCGCCCTGGAGATTGAGAACGTTCGCCAGACGTCATCGGTTACTCCAGACGTTGCCGCGTAATGGTCTGTCGGCTGGTCGTACACAGATATTTCTCCGGTCGCTCCATTAACGGAGAACAGCAGCGGGTTTTCGACCCCATCGTTGCTATTGAATCCTGCCAGCCGGCCCCATGTCGCGCTGTACCCCCCTGGTGTCCGCATCTGCACGTCGATGGTCAGATCCCCGCCGGAGACGAGAGGACACAGTCCGTCGCCCCGCAACCAGTCGTCCACCCCGTCGAACGACAGGGCCTTGCCAACCGGCCCGGCGACCACGTTGCCGGCGCCCATGCCGCCGTTCACCGTCAGGTTGACATTGCCGACGGAATCCGCGATGGAGCCGCCGGACGGGTCAACCCCGAGGTGCCACACCGCAGCGTAGCCGTTGGACCACACCGCCGCGGCTGGCGCGCTGCCGGTGGCGCCGACGTGGGCGGTGTTGTCGGCGTGGGCCGCGTCGTAGTAGAGGGCGAGTTTCGTCGAGCCGCCGGCGGCGATTCGCGGCGCCCGCACCCAGAGCTGGGCCGATTGCGCCGTCGCGTCCCACCGTGCCACCTCGACGTAGCACTCGGCGCCGGTGGCCAGGTCCTCGATGGCGATTTTCAGCGACGAGCCGCCCAGCTCGGCGAACACCGCCGTGCAGTCGTAACCGTTGAGCCCGGATGACGCCGACAGGTTGACCAGCACGGGAAAGTCGATCAGGTCGGACGAAAGACCAGTCCCGTCGATGAGCAGCGTCAAGCGTTTTGCCGTCTCCCACCCCGCCAGCATCAGCGCACCCACTCCTCATGGCCGCAGGCGCGGCACAGCCGCACGGCCCGCCACGGCCCGCCCACCCTGGTGCAGGCCGACACGTTGACCGGCAGTTCGGCGTACCCGGGCCGGCCGCACGCCGGGCAGCGCAACGCGTCCCGCTCCGCATCGCGCCGCAGCCGCGCCCTTGCCGTCCTCCCGGCCAGCCGCTCGCGCCGGACGTGCTCGGCGATCCGCTCGCGGACAACCCGCACGTCCGTGATCCCGGCCGCCTCGGCCTGGGTGAGCACGGCGAGCACGTGCTGCAGGTGCGGCGTTGGATAGGCGTCCAGGCGCATCAGCATGTCCATGTGTACGTGTCAACGTAGCGGGCGCACGTCTCACAGTCCGGCGGGTCGCTCGGGCATCCTGTGAAATATATCATGCACGTGATCCCGTAATCAGCGGCGTTTATTGGACCGGAACACTGCTGGGCGTCGGCCGTGATCGTGGCCGGGCTGCATTCAGGGGCGACGGCCATGATCTTCTTCGTCGCGCCGGCAATCGTCGTGACATATTCATAGGTGCCCACCCATGGGAAGCACGACGCCTCGCAATGGGATTGTTGCACCCACTGCCCGTTGGTGGACCGCACGTATCCAGCGGTCTGGTTGCCGCAGGCGTCCGTGACCGTGACCGTGGCCGCGCCACAGGCCGTGGCGTCGGTGTACAGATAGGTCGCGGCCGTATCCGTCTCGCCCGTGGTCATGTCGTGGCCCGGATTGAGCCAGAATCCCCGGCCGGACACGTGCCAGGTGTACGGGCCACGGCCGCCGGTCACCGCGACAGCGCACGACGAGCCGGGCGTCACGACCTCGGCCGAGGTATCCGTATCCCAAGCGGGCGGCGCGACGTCCGCGCAGCAGGCCCGCTCAGGCAACCGCATCCTGGTGACCTTCTTCCCGCATTTCCCGCCTGCCGGGATATTGCGCCAACGGATCTCCACGATCCTACCTTGCTCGTCGCGACCGTTATTCAGGGTGATACCGAGCCGTTCAAGGATTTCCTCCTCGGTGAAGCCATGCCAGTCCTCGGTTCGTTCTTGGCAGGGGACAGGATCGCCGGGCTCGCAACACCACTGCTCGCGCTCCTCGGCCGTGAGCCACGGCGTGTCCGGCTCACGGGTGCGCATCTCAGTCGCGATTACGCGCATGCCATCAGCCCCCCTCGTCGCACGGCGCCGGTTCCACGGTATCGGACAGCACCTCGCCAGAGCAGGCGTCCACCTCGATCACCCGCTTCACGCATGCATCCCTGCTGCCGCCGCCAGAGCCGTCGACGGTGAACGCCACGCCGCCCGAGCATCCGGACACCGGCGGCGGCTCCACGGTGAGCCGCTCGACCTTGCCCGAATAGACGGCCATGACCTCTGCCCGGCCGCCGGCCGGCAGGGATAGGGTCCAGTCCTCGCGCGCCGACCTGGCACGCACGTCCAGGGTGCCGATCACCCCGCCGCCGCCGCCGATCGTGATCACAGGGCCGGACCATGTGAGCGCTGGAGGAGGGATGCGGCGGCCGAACACATCGAAAACCGGGCCAGACCAGGACGCGGCCGTGACAGCCGTCACACCCTTGCGCGCCAGGTCCACCGCCACATCGTCGGGATCGACCGGGGCCGTGGTCGTGATCTCCTCCCCCCGCCTGACCGGCCCGGACAGCTCGCCCTTGCTCGTGGCCATGGAATACGGCAGGTCTGGCCGCGACTTGAGGACATGGATAGTGGTTTCGATCCGCCCTTTGCCGTTGCACCCGGCCTGGTACTCCGCATAGAGGTCAAAGAGATTCCACACCGACGGTTGCCGGCCCTGCTCGGCCAGCCAGCCGGTGAACCCGCCAGGATGCTCGCTCGGCCATGGCTCCTTTTCCAGCCGCAGCCAATCGAACGCCTGCGTGGCGCTCGCCTCCGGCCGGAAGACTATTGTCGTCCACACGTTTGACATCACAGGGACTCCCCGGCGAACACCATGACCGCCTGGTCGCCGGAGAGCGAGCCGGCGCCTGCCGGCACCACCCGCCTCTCCCAGATTGGCACCGCGGCCGGATGGGTCTGGAAGACGATGGTGTCGCCCACGGCCCAGGTTCCGCCCCAGCCGGCGGCGGCCAGGGTGAAGTACGGTTTGGACCAGTCTGGGTTCTGCGGCGCGAAGTCGGTGGAAATGTCGCCGGTCCCGACATCGCCAACCGTGTCTCCGGACACCTGGAACGTGGAGGCCGACGTGAAGGTAAGGGTCCACGTCTCCTCGATGGTGCCGATGTTGTCGAGCACGATGGGCGAGCCGGCCTCGTCGTAGGTGCCCGCGGTCGATGTCTCCACCCAGTTGTCAAACGAGGCCTGCACGTCGCCGGTGAGGAGCACGGAGGACACCCGGCCACCGGCCGCCACGGTGTAGCTGTTGGCGAGCGGCGTGGCCGTGGTGATGGTCACATCGGCGCCCGCGACGGACACCGCGTCGATGACCAGTTCCTCTTCGTTACCGGTGGTGGCGTCCGGCGTCGCCTTGTCCGTGATGCGGATCGTGTCGCCGGCCTGGAAGATCCCGGTGATCGACGGGTCCTCACAGGTCACCACCAGGCTGTTCGCCCCGGCCGCGACGTCGGCCTTGAGCGGAGCGCTGCCGTAGATTCGTTCCGAGCCGGTGATGTCCGCCTGGGTGTCGCGCCGGCCGGCGGCGAAAAAGACGACGTAATCGTCGCCCGGGGTCGGCGCATCGAGGAAGATGCGGCCACCGTAGAGTTTCAGGTCGGCGTCGTTGTCCACCTTGGCCCACACCTTGCGGTATTTGGTCGAGCCCGCGGCCCGCTCGGCCTTGAACACGTGCGGCCAGACATTCTGGACCACGCCGGAGACGACCTGGTCGGCGCTCATCCGGCCGCCGTTCGCCGCCGGATCGGCGTCCGAGATCATGGTGGACTTGTAGAACACGAGTTCGGAGTCGATGATGGCCATGCCTCACACCTCGATCAGGGTAACGGTGCCGACGTAGTGGTCCGCCGCATCCGGGTCGGCGAGATCGATGACCGGCCGGACATCCACGCCGCCAGCCTTGACCACCACGTCGTAGGTCGCGGCGCCGGTGTCGAGCGTCACCACGTCCTGGGCCGCCTCCAACGCCTTGATCTGCTCGACTTGCGACCGAGTGAAAAACCCCTTGTAGCGGCCCCCCTCGTCCGTGGCCTCGAGGACCAGCTCGCGGCCGCCGGAGACCGGTGCCCACTGGATCACGGCCCGGCCGAGGATGGTCCGCCGCACCGACTGGCCCGCTGCCGGATAGGCGAATTCGCCGGCAAGGATGATGTTGTCGTCCAGGTCGATGGCCCCCAGCATCATCGCGACGCCAACCTCCGCATGCGGTCGAGGTCACGCAACAACCGCTCGGCGGTCATGCTGTCGGTCCGCAGCCTGGCCGGCGCGGCGGCCCCGGGCAGGGTCAGGTTGACGGTGATCTCGCCACCGCCGGCCCCGGCCGCGACCGGGCCGCCGGCCGCGAACATGGCAGGCGCCTGGATCTCCGGCAGGCCGGCCACGAGCCCGCCGAGCCGCGCGCGGATCCGGTCGCCGATGTCCAGCCGCATGGCGTTGAGCGCGGCGAACAGCCCGGCGCCGTAGCGCGCGACCGCCTCCTTGCGGATCACGAACTCGCCGGCCTCGAGCAGGGCCGAGATCCGGTCGCCGCCACCGTAGCCCGGCAGCCGGCCGCCGGACTGCAGCCCAACGGCCCCGCCGGCAGCCTTCTTCTCGATGGTCCGCACGAAGATGCGCTTGGTCGCGTCCCGGGTGAGCCGCTCGATGGCGTCCTCGGCCTCGCGCAGCCGCTCGAGCGAGATCTCGATGCGGGCCTGGCGGTCCGCGGTGATCTCGTCCAGGCGGGCGCGGATCCCGTCGGCCATCTCGGCCCAGATCCGCCGCTGCTTCTCGGCCTCGTCACGTTGGCGCGTGTAAAGCTCGTCGAGCAGCGCGCCCACGGCGCGCACTCCCTCGATGGCCGTCCGCTTGGTCTCGGCCAGGGTCTTGACCACGACCGCCTCGCCGTCCTTGCCGGTCTTCTTGATCTCCTGCGCCAGTCCGGCGTACAGGTCGCGGGCCCGGCGCGCCAGGGCTTCGGCCCGCTTGTAGTCACCCTCGGCCATGGCCTTCCTGGCCGCGGCCAGCTTCTCGACCGCCTCGCGTTGGCGGTCGGCCCAGTCCGCCTCGGCGCTCATGCCCTTGCGGCCGAGGCTCCGGACCAGGTCCTCGGTCGCCTGCCGCTGGTCGCGGATCCTGCCATCGAGGTCGCGGACCTTGCGCGCGTACTCGTCCGCCTTGGCGCTTGCCGCCTCGTACGCCTTCCTGGCCGCAGCCTCGAATTTTTCCAGCTGGTCCGCGGTGGCGGCGACCGCGGCGGCGGCCTCCTTCTGCCCGCCGGTCAGCGCGCCGATCCCCCGGCGCCACGTCCGGGCCGCCTCGTCCCAGACGATGCGGCCCTCGCGCACTGCCCGGTTGAACTCGGCCATGGTGCGCACGGCCACGCCGGTTTCGTTGGAAATCTTGGCGAGTTTCTGGGCGGTTCGGCCGCGGATGATTCCCAACTCCTTCTCGGCCTTCGCCGCTTCCCTGGTCATGCTCTCCACCGTGTCGAGACCGGCTTTCTCCTGGAGCCATTCGCCGAGCATGTATCCGGCCGCCGCGGCCATCGCCGCGGCCAGCCCCCTGGCAGCAAAGCCCATGACCGTTGATGCGCTGGCCAATCGAAGCAAGTTCGTGGTGGCGGCCGGCGCCTTCTCCAACAGCCAGGCCGTCATTTCGACATTCGCCAGTTTCATGGCGGCCAATAGGTGCTTTATCCCTAACTGCCAAGCGGCAAGGGCGGTGACGATCCCACCAGCGGCTGAAGCTATCACCCATACTACCCCTGGTACTTTCGTCGCTATGCGTGCAAGCGTCGCCAGCGCTTTTGCCGCGGCCAGTACGGCAGGCGCCATGGTGTCGCCAATGGCGATGCCGAGCCCCTCGGCGGCGGAGCGCAGTTCGCGCAATGCGCCGCCGATTCCCTTTTCCTTCTCGACGGCTATCCGCTCCGCCGTGCCCTCGACATCGCGCAGGCTCTCGTCGTACTTCCGCAGCGCGTCCACGCCCATGCCGAGCAGCCCGGCGATCCCGGGGCCGGCCTCCTGGCCGAACAGTTTGACGAGCTCGGTCACGCCGGCACCCTTCTTCTCCAAGTCGGCCAGGATGTCGATGAACGGCCGGATGTTGCCGCTGGAATCCTTGACCTCCAGGCCAAGGTCGGCGATGGCCTGCTTGACCATTCTCGTCGGCCGCGCCAGGCGCGACAGCGCGCCGCGCAGCGCCGTGCCGGCCCGCTCGCCCTTGATGCCGGCGTCGTGCATCTTGGCGAGCACCGCGGCCACGGTGGTGAAATCCTGGCCCGCGGCCTTGGCGATCGGCCCCACGTAGCTGAAGGCGGCGCCCAGCTCCTCGAGGGTCGAGTTCGAGGAATTCGTCGCCGCCACCAGGATGTCGTTCACCGCGGCCAAATCCTCGGCCTGGATCTGGAACCCGCTCATGATGTTGGTCACGATGTCGGCGGCCCGGCCCAGGTCGGTCGATGTGGCGGACGCAAGCCGCAGCACGGCCGGCAACGCCTGCATCGACTTTTCCGCCCCGAACCCGGCCCGCGCCAGAAAGAGCAGGGCCTCGCCGGCCTGGCGCGCCGAGTACGGCGTCTCGCGGCCCATGCGCTTCGCCAGGTCCACCATCCGCTCGAACTGGTCCGCCGAGGCGCCGGACACCGCGCCGACCTGGCGCATGATGTCGTCGAACCCGGCGAAGAGCCGAACGATGCCGGTCGCCGCGCGCGCCGACGCGAACACCCCCAGCAGCCCGGCCCACCCCTGCTGGATGCGCGTCAAATGCGACGACCAGCCGTTCATCTGCTCCCGGATCGCCGCGATCCGCTGCCTGGCGCGGTCCTCGGCCACGGCCATCTCGCGGAAGGTCAGTTTCCCGGACGCCTTCAGGTCCTTGAGGGCGAGCTCCGTCTTGTCGATTTCCTCCTGGAGCTTCTTGAACGGCTGGACGCCGAGCGCGCGCATGGCGGCGAACACCCGCGCCTGGGCCTGGGTGGCGTCGTGCAGCCGGTTCTGTGCCGCGGCCAGGTCGTTGGTATCGATCTCCGCCTTGGCGAGCGCGCCGCGCAGGCCGACGATGGCGTCCCGCTCCCTGACCATCTCCGAGGCCAGGCGTCGGACCTCTGCCCGCGCCTGCTCATACGCCGTGGCGTCGCCACCATCCTGCATGGCGCGCTTGAGATCGGCGGCCTTGGCGCGCGCGTCCTCGAGCGCCCGCCGCAACCGGCCGAACTTGTCCAGCGCGTCCCGCAGGGCCTTGATGTTGTCCAGGGACTTCAGATCCCGAGAGAGTTGCTGAAACGCTGACGCCGCCGTGTACTTGCCCTGCAGCTCGATGACGATTTTTCTCGCGCTTGACGCCATTGCCTTATCCCTGGAAACGTCGTATCATTTGAGATGGAGGCGCGAGACGATGCGAGACGAACAACGCATGCCGGAATGGCGGGAACATCTCATGATCTCGCCGCTTGGATTCATCTTCTCCCGTTGGTTCGCCTGCGGCGCCGTCATATCCTTATTCAGCGTGAAATGGGGCGGATACGTGTACGCGTGCATGTTCCTCTTCTTCCTGGCCTGGTGCGTCGCCCACCTCTTCGTGGACGTCGAGACACGACTCGTCACGTGGGCCGCTTCCTGGAAACCGCCCGAGAAACAGCGGTCTTGACGGCCCGCTCGAACACCGGCCACGGGTACTCCCATGCGTGGTGATGCCCGAGCATGATCATGGCGCAGGCGAGATCGACAATGGCGCCGGCCCCTCCTTCGCCGCCGCGTCGCCGATCCGTTGCAGCCGCCGCATCGCGGCGGCGAAAATAGGGTTTACCTCCGCCACCGCGTCGTAGACGGCCAACAACGCCGATGGCGTCGCCGCGTCGAGCGCGGCCGCGTCGAGCCCGGTGGCGAGCAGGACGGCGCAGGTCGGCACCTCGTGGTCGAGGAGCAAGTCAAGCCGGTCCAGGTCGCATGCCTCCAGCTTGTCGAACACCTGCTTGATCTCGGCCACGGTCAATTCCTTGACCGTCACCTCGCGGCCGGCGAACTCGATGACCTTCCCGTTGCGCGGCACCATCACGCCACACCGTGTTTCCGCAACCATTCCGCCTGGGCCGGCCGAACCTCGATGGTGTCGCCCTTGCGCCAGGTTTTTTCCTGGTGGGTGTGGTCACGCTTCAGGGTGATGGTTTCCTTGCCGTTGCCGGCAGCCTTTTTCCTGGTCGTCATATCGTCCCTCCCATCTTTTGAGCAATGAGTGCTGAGTGCTGAGTATCACTCATCGCTCATTGCTCATTGCTCATCACTACTCAATGTAGATGATCTCGAACGGCCACGACTTGCCGGCCGGCGTCAGCAGCTCGGCGTCGAACTGCAGCTCGGAAAAATCCTCGGCCAGAAAGTCCACCGGAGACGCCGGCCGGATCCGGGCCTCGTGCACCGTGACGGTGCAGTCCTTGCCGTTCGCGTCGTTGCGGCCGTCGAGCAGGAGCCGGACCGCCACCACCGGCTGGGTCGCGCCCGCGATCAGGTGGCCGGACTCGGCGCCGTAGGCGTAGTCCACGAGAATCGTATCGCCGTCGTTGATCGATCCGCCGGCGAGCGCCTTGACCATGCCGAGCCGGGCGTGCACCTCGTAGTCCGTGCCCTCGGCATAGGTGGTCGAGCCAGTCGCGTCGGTCACCACCACGCTGGACACGTCCATGTGGGCGAGCCGCACCCACCGGTCGAGGCGCGCGACAACCGGCTCGTCGGTCACCGTGCCCGCCGCCGCGGTCCGGCTCGTGGCTGTGCCCAGGAAGATGTTGGCCAGCACGTCCTTGTCCAGCTCGTTGAGCGTCAGCCCCAGGGTGGTGGCCGTGATCCGCGTCACCGAGGCCAGGGTCTGACCCGCGGTGCCGCGCTTGCGGCTGACCAGCTTCTTCTCCTCGGTCTCGACGTTGAGCTCGAATCGCGTGGCGTTGCCGGCCAGGACGAAACCCTGGCTCGCGCCGGCGGCGTCCAGCCGGTCCATATACAGGTCGCCGGTCCCAAGAAATCCGTTCATCATCCCCTCCTCATCGTCATCGTTTGACGCCGGCGCGTGGCGCGCCGACAAAGGTCATGTCCATGGTCAGGTAGTAGTACGGGTGCGGCTGCACGTGATCCCGGTCGTCGCCGAACGACCAGGCGACATCGTCGGTCAGCCGGTACGGGGTGAACGCCCGCTGGTCCCACAGCCCGAGCAGGGCCTCGAGGAGCTGATCGATGGCGTCCAGCCCGTCGCTGATCGCGCCGGCGGTATAGACGCCACCGATGAGCCGGAACGCCGGCCGCGTGTCCTTGCGCGAGCCCGCGCCGCCCGCCGGCCGGACGATCACGAACGGGAAATCCTCGCCCTGGGCCGTCCCGCCGCCGCGTTTGGGCGGCAGACCGCCCCGGACGACGCGCGGCGGCCTCGTCTCCCCGGGATTCGCCGGGTCGTCGAACGCGAGCCCGGCCACGGCCGCGGCCACGCGCAGTTCGAGCTTGTCCAGCAGCTCGATCATGGCCGGGCCACCTCATGGAGCGCCGCGTACCGGATTTCCTGGTCGAACCGGCGGACGAACTCGTCGGCCACGCGGCCCTCGGCGGTCTCGAGGAATTTCTCGAAATGCTCCCCAACGTCGATGGCAGCCCGCACCACCGGGAAACGGCCGCGCCGGACCTCGCCCTCGGGCGCGAACTCCACATGCCGCCGCCGCATGACCGGATACAAGGCCGGGTCGTAGTAGCGGCTGGACTTGCGGATCCAGACTTTCTCGCGGCTGGTGTATATCCTCGCGACGAAAGCGCCGCGGTAGAACCGCCGGCCGACACGGGTGCCGCGCGCTGTCTGCCGCGGCGTGCCGATGGTGACCGCATCCACCGGGTTGAGCCCGAACCAGACGCGGGCCGTATCGTCATCGTTGCCGACGCGGGAGACGAACACCCGGCGGGCGAGCCGCTTCTGCGGTATGCGCTCCTTTGCTGCCACGTAGCGCAGCGCCTCGCGCCGCAGCCAGCGGGCCGTCTTGCGCAAAGCCCTGGCCCGCGCGACACGGATCTCAGGCTCGATCGCGCCGACGCCCCTGGCCGCCTGTTCGATCCGGCTTTCCACATCGATCGTGATCACGAGTCCACCCCCACGAGCAGCACCTCCAGCATGCCGGCGTCGTCGGTCACGTCCTCGACGGTCCACGTCTCCCCGTCGATCGCCATGACCTGCCCGGGCACCGGCACGGCCGGCAGAGCGGCGGCCGCCACGTGGAGCCGCCGACGACGGATTAGCAGCCCGTCGTACCGCTGCTCCGCCCGGCCGACGGGCAGCGGCTCGACCACGGCGACCACCTGGACGCCGTCGATATCGCGCTGGGCCGCGAACCCGGCTTCCGTGTCCAGGAAGGCCGCGTTGTCCGCCCGGATCTGGTCGAGCAGCGTCGCCATCGGCCGTCACCCGTCACCGCCGGTCCGCCGAGAGGTTGGCCAGCAGCTCGAGCAGCTCGGCCTTGCGGGCCCTGGCCGGGTACTCGACGCCGGCCGCCTCCAGCCGCTCCTTGATCTCGTCCACGGTGAGATCCTCGAAGGCCTCCTCGTCGGCGGCCGCCTCCAGGATCTCGACCGCCCCGATCTCGACAAGCTCGCCGGCCAGGTCCTCGTGGCAGTCCCACTCCGTTCCGGGCAGGTGATACCGGCCATCGGCCTTCACGGAAAAGATCGATCGCACGCGCATGGTTACACCACCTTGGCCGAGATGAACGCGTCGGGCTGCTCCAGGGCCATGAGCGGCGCGGACTGGAGCATCACCCAACGCACGGACGGGTCTTCCTCTTCCCAGGACTTCGGGAAGCGGGCCACCGCGGCCAGGCCACCGGCCCGCAGGTCCTGGATGGCGCCGTAGAGCCGGCGGCAGCGCGCCCGGGTGGAGCCGAGCCAGACCTTGTCGGCCGGCACCATGGGCTTGACCTGGCCGTCCACGGGATCCTCGTACCATTCCTTGTAGGAGTAGAGGGTCAGCGAGACGCCGGCCTCCTCGAGGTCGCCCAGGTAGGTGACGCCGTTGGGGAGCTGGCGCGGCTCGAACGAACCGACCATGACCCGACGGTTGTCCAGGGCGTCCATGACCTTCTGATGCTGGCGGAGCGCCTTCCAGGCGTCCAGCCCGACGATCATCACGTCCGGCACGAGCCCGGAATCCTTGGACGCGAGATCGCACCAGTCGATGAGGTCGCCGAGCGGGTCGCTGTTGGCGTCGGACCACAGGGACGCGCCGGCGAGGGTGATCTTGTGGGTGGACGGCATGCCGAAGTCCACGGTGGCGTCGACGCCGTCGCCCACGCAGGTGACCACGCCGGTGTCCAGGGCCTCGGCGGCCTGCACCTCCTCGCGGCGCGAGAACCGGTCGTCGAGATCGGCCAGGATGCGGCCCAGCTCGCGCTGCGCCCGCTGGGCCGGGCCGTCGCCGGGAGCGTAGATGGTGTTGCCCGCCTCGCGGGTGAAGAACTCCTGCGGCGTGATGGACTCCTTCTCCTTGAGGTACGGCGGGGTGAAGGTCTTGGTCTCGTAGCCGTCTTTCTCCACCACCTTGCCTTCGGCCAGCGGCGAGACGTAGGCCGCGATCTTGCGGCCGCCGCGGATGATGTCCAGGTCCACGTGCTTGGTGGCGAACTCCCGCGTCTCGGTGAAGAACAGGTCGCGCAGGAAGCTCCGCGCCGGCGGCATCTTGCGCAGGGCCTCCAGCATGGTTCGGGTATCGTAGATGCTGATGGGCATTTTTCGTGTCCTCCCTTGGTTCGAGCAGTTGGAGAGCCGGAAGGCCGGAGCCCGACGCGGACCGCCGGCCGGCTCCGGCGCGTGTTCCCGTGTCCTCCCTTACTTCAGGTAGATGGAAAGCTGGCGCAGGGCGTCCTTGACGTCGGCCGGCGTGGTCGCGCCGCCCAGGGTGAGGGCGCCCGCGTTGAACTCGCCGCACAGGGCCACCAGGCCGGCAGCGTCGGCAGCGGAGGCGTCCACGTCGTCGAGCAGGATGCACCGCGGCGACTCGGATCCGTCGGTGGCCGCGGCGTCGCAGAGCGCGTACTTGCCGCTGGCGGTGATCCGCCCCAGGACGGCGCCGCGGGTCAGGGCGGCCCCGGCGGCGATGGTCACCGTGTCGGTGACGATGGGATGCGCGCCGGCGATCAGGTTGTCAGGCGTGTAGGTCTCCATGGTCGTTCCCCTCCTTTCGATCAGGTATTACCGGTTCGCGCCGGCGACGATCCCGGCGACGATGCTCTTCAGCTCGCCGGCCTCGTCCGCGCCGTCATGCGCCGTGTCCACCACCGGGATCTCGGCCGCGTCGGCGGCGAGATCGGCGGCGGCCTCGACGGCCGCCTTCTTCTGGCGCTCCAGGACAGCCAGGGCGGCCTTCTCCTTGGTGGTCTCGCCGTCCATGGCCATCTCCCACAACTTGGCGGCCAGGCTGCCGTCGGCCGGCTTGTCGCCCAGCTCCATGACCGCGGCGATCCGTTCCCGCTCGGCCTTGGCGCCCTCGGCGCGGAAATGGGCCGCGATGTCAGGATGGTCCTGGGCCACGGTCTCGATGGTGACCGCCAGCGCCGTGTTCTTGTTGTCGTCCTTGCTCATGATCGTTCCCCTCCTTGTCGATCCGTTTCCGTCGTTCGTGCCGGGGCCTGCCGCCAGCTCGGCGATCAACCCCTCCATGTTCCCCAGCCGGTCCGCCATGCCGGCGGCGATCGCGGCCTCGCCCACCAAGATGCCGCCGCGGCCGAAATCCGTGACCACCGTCTCCTCGTCCACTCCGCGGTTGCGCGCCACGGCCGCGACGAACACGGCGGCGATGGCGTCGGCCCGCTGGAGCAGTTCGGCCCGGCCCTCGTCCGTGGCCGGGTCCACCCGCTTTTTCGGCGACACGGTGGACACGATCTCGATCACGTCGTCGTCCGCCTTGCGGGTCCCGATCACCACGCCGATGGAGCCCAGCTCCGCCGTGGGGTCGACGACGATCTCCGACGCGGCCGACGCGATCCAGTAGGCGGCGGACGCGGCCGCGCCGTTGACGTAGGCGACGATCCGCTTTTCGTTGCGCGCGGCGTACACCATGTCGGCGAACTCGTTGGTCCCGGCCACCTGGCCGCCGGGCGAATCCACGGCCAGGACGACCGCCTCGATCCCCGGCGCGTCCAGGGCCTCCTGGAAGCTCGTCGCCAGGCGGGCGATGGACGTGGCGCCGGAGATGTCGTCGAACAGCCCGGCATAGCGGAAGATCGGCCCGCGCACCGGCAGCACCGCCACCGGACCGCGCCGAACCGCCAGGCTCTGTTCCGACAGCCGCTCCCCCGGCCTGGTCATCACCGCGTCGATCTCATGGTCCAGCGCCCGCGCGGCCCTGGTCCGCGCCGCGGCCTCGAGGTCGCCGCGGCCGTCGAGCACCGACAGGATCAGCGCCATGCCGTCGCGCGATATCAGCCACGGCTGCCCGAGGACCGCGCCATTGATCCGCTTCATGTCAGGCATTTCACGCATTGCTCCTCATTGCTCAGCACTCATTGCTCATTGCTCTTCCCGTAGCCCGGCGTCGCGGCGCGCCGCCTCCTCGCGCCGCCGCCTGGCGATGTTGGCGTCGAAGTCGCCGCCGGTGAGCCGGATCGTCTCGTCGGCCCTGGTGGAAAAATCGTTCTTGACCAGCCGCTCGGAGGCCAGCACCTCCTTCAGCGGATCGATCTGGCCCATGACCGGCCCGTTCCACCGCGCCCGGCTCCAGGCCATGCGGCGCGCCGGATCGTCGAGATACCCCGGCGCCCGCACCCGGCCGCGGATGACCGCCTCGCGCAGCCATTCCTCGTAGATCGGCTGGCAGAACATGGCCACCAGCCACTCGCGCCGCGTGAGATAGAACTTCCAGGCCATGAGCAACGCGGCCCTGGCCGCGGAATACGAGGAGTCGAATTTCTTCATCAGGACCTCGGCCGGCTGCTCGATGGCGGCGCCGATCTGCTCGACGATGGCCTTGAAGAACGGCTCGAACAGCGCGTTCGGCCGCTTGGGATCGACGATGATCGCGTCCTCGCCGGGCGCGAGATCGACCATGTTGCCCGAGCCCAGGGCGGCCTCGTTGTCCGCCAGCGGCATGCCGGCCGGCGCGGCGCCGTCGGTCGCCGGGTCGAGCCCGGCAAGCTCCTCGCCGGTCTCGCTCTTGATGAGCACGGTGAAGAACGAGGTCACCACGGCGGCCATGAGCTCGGCCTCGGACAGCCGCGAGAGCTGCTTGAGCGCCGGCAGCACCCCGGCGAGATAGGGAAAGCCGCGTTTCTGGCCCACCCGCTCCGGGTAGAAGAGATGGACCACGTTCCGCCGGCCGCTGCGGCGGCCGCGCAGCGGCACCCGCCGCCACCGGCGCTCGACACCGAGACCGCCGGGGTGGCGCGTCATCACGTGGCAGGCGATGGGCACGCCGTCGCGCGAGACCTCGATGCCGGCGACCAGCCGCTCGTCGCCCAGCCGGTCGTCCGGCGTGCACACCTGGTGGCCCTCGACGAGCTGCACGGTGAGCGTGTACGGCGTGTCGAACAACGGCCGGCGGCGCAGGGGCAGCAGGCCGAACACGTCGCCGTTCATGAACGCCGAGAGCAGGGCGAGCCCCTGGAGCATGCCGAAGTCCATGCCGTCGATGCCGGCGGTCCGGCACCAGAGCCGGAACTCGCGCTCGGTGTTGTCCTGCCAGGCGTCGGCCTCGTCGTCGGACAGCCCGAGATAGTCGCGGTCGATGCGCGACTGCATGACCAGTCCGGGACCGACGATGTTGGTGACCGCGGTGCGCAGCGCCGATCCGGCCACCGGCATGTTGCGGTAGGCGTCGCCGGAATAGTCGCGCAGGGCAGCCAGGTCGTGGCGCACATGCTCGTCAGCCGAGCCGGTGGACGCGAGCCAGCCGCGCATCACCCGTGACAGCGCGTCCGCGGCCCGGTAGCCCGCGGACGGGTTCGGCGCCGGCGCGGCCGTCGCGGCCACGGCGCCGCCGCCGGAGAGCCGGTCCGCAGCCCAGGAGGCCGCCCTGGCGACGTATGCGCGCAGTCTACCCATCGACCGGCACCACCAACCGCTGGCGGATGCCCCGCCCGCCGCGTGACAGGCGCAACACCTCGCGGTGCCAGTAATTGATCTTGCGGGTGATCTCGGCCGCGTCGGCCCTGGTCAGCCGCCGGCTGCCGATGGCGTACTCCTGGCCCGTGGCCACCGCCTTCTCGGCGGCAAGCCAGAGGTCCAGCATTTCCTGTGCGGTCGTGAGATCGAGAGCCATGCCCCAAGGGTATGGGGCCGGAAAGGGGAGGGGAAGAGGGTCATATCCTGCGCAAGATATTTACTTGCGCAAGATATAAGTTATGAAGTGTCGGCATGGTTTATGCTTGGTGATGTCAGGGCGGCAGGGCGAGAGGCACAAACGGGGCCTCAACTTTTGGGCTTGACAACTGAAGATATCAGGATGATACTAAAAGGGACAATAGCGCTCCTGTCGGCATCTCCCCATTGGCGGCCATAAAGGTCGTCGCGCAAGGCACGGCGGGGTTTTCCCCGCAACGCAAGGCATAGCGGGGTTATGTTGACAGGAGCTTTTTTATGTCTTGGAGAGGAAAAATGCGCACTGCTATCCTCATCGACGGTGGATTTTTTCTCAAGCGGTATCGAGTTGTATTCAGGAACGGATGGCGCCATGACCCTGCAACCAAAGCGGAAAACATGTACCGTATGGCGTGGCGTCATGTAGGATGGAAGAATGAGCAGGCAGAACTATACAGAATTTTCTATTATGACTGCCGTCCGTTTGCTCAGACGGCACATAATCCTGTGACGAACAGAGTCGTTGATTTCTCAAAAACACCAGTGGCAAAGGAGAGAATAGAATTCTTCGACTGCCTCAAAAAAAAGAGAAAGGTTGCCCTCCGCCTCGGATTTCTGAAGGATGATAAGACATGGGTGATCAATCCGAGAAAGACCAGAAAACTGATTGCGAAGACCATTACCATCGATGATTTATCGGAGAACGATGTGAAGTACTCCCTGAAACAAAAAGAGGTCGATATCAAGATAGGGCTCGATATCGCTTCACTCGCTCTCAACCGCATGGTTGGACGAATCGTCCTTGTCTCGGGGGACTCGGATTTCGTTCCGGCGGCAAAGATGGCCAGGCGGAATGGAATAGACTTCATTCTCGATCCAATGTGGAACCCGATCGATCCAAGTCTCCACGAACATATCGACGGCCTGCGATCAACCAGCGAGAACCCCGCTAAACCATTTCCCGACATGGAATATCCCTATCTCATCTAGCACTGGATAGCCACGCCTCCTCGCGGCCGCCGACATTGTCCACCTCCACGCTCTTGATCGACACCTTGAGCCTGGCGAGCCGGCACTCCTGGTTCGCGCACCGGTGATAGCGCACCTTGATGTTGCCGTCCCACGGCAGGCTACCGGTCACCCGCGCCCGCGGCGTGCCGCATAGGGGACAAACCGCGCCATACCGCGGCGAGTAGTCCACGCCGGCCGCCGCCAGCTCGATCGCCCGTTCAAGCTCATCCGTCGTCATCGTTCCCCCTCCTTCTTCTCCGTCTCAGATCCGCACCCCGGCCGACCGCACCCGGCGGCGCGGACGGCCGGCCGCCACCGGCCCGCCGTTTTCCGCCACCACGTTCGCCGGCCCCCGCAACAGATGGATGCCCCCACCAGGCCATTCCGGGTCAGCCAGGGCGTGAGCGATCACCTCGCAGTCCAGCAGATGGTTGTCCCGGCGGACCTGCACCCATTTTTCCCGGCCGTTCTTGTCTCGTCGCTTCTCCTCCGCCAGGATGTGCGCCACATAGTCGAGCCCCGTCTCCCGGTGCAGGAACGCCGCCATGTCGCCGCCAGTGGTTGCCGCAACCTCCAGCCGGTAGCGCAGGGCGTCCTTGAGCGCTTCGGTGTTGAGCGACACGATCTGCAGCCCGCCACGAATCGGCTTGCCGCTCGGCGCCTTGTCCAGCGGCTTGCCGAGAGACACCTTGCCGGCCAGCGGCCGGGACGCGCCCTTGGTCCCCCACACCCGGCAGCCGCGGCCACGCCCGTTGCGTCGCAACCAGAAATATGCCTCTTCTGTCATTGAGACCTTCCCGTCGCCACCGGTGCCGCCGGTGTCGAGCCCGGCTCGAAAAATCCGCATCCGCCGGCCGTCCGCCATCGGATACTCGGCGCCGAACAGCAGGTCCTCGAGATCTCCCCAGGTCTGCACCTTGCCGTAGTGGATGAGCCACGACACATAGGTCCTTGCCCAGGCTCGGACCGCAAACCAGAACCCGTCACGCTGCATGTCCACGCCGCACGTGAGAGCGATGGCCTCCTCCGGCACCGTCTGCGGCGCCAGGTCGCACCGGGCCTCGAGCACCTGGTCCTCGGTGGTCTCGATGACCACCTCCTTCCACGGCTCGGCCTTGATCTGGGTCGCGAAATACTTTGACGCCTGCGGATCCCGCCTGCCGCGCAGGTAGGCGGCCGCGCATTCGGACAGCGACACGAGCGGCGAGATCCAGGCCGGCGAGTGGAAGGCGATCTGCTCCGGCGCTTCTTCGTCCAGGTAGCGCATGAGCGGCCGGCCGTCGTCCCTGGCGAACCACTCCCCGCCACGGACGGCCTTGTCGCGCGCCCGGTCGTCCCACAGCGATCCGCATTCCTGGCAGACATACCTCGCCATCTTGCCCTTGAGCACGGCCTTCGGGTCAACCCGCGCCTCCTCCGGCCCATCGGCCCCGTCGTCCAGGTAGGGCCACCTGATCTGGTCCCACTCCAGCCTTACATACCGGCCGCAAGCCGGGCAGGATGCGTGATAGTCGAACCTGACATCCGCGTTCTGGAACGCCTGCCGGACTGGCCCGGTTTCTATTGTCGGCGTCGAGATGATGAAAACCTTCGCCCGGAACTTGAACGACCGCACCCGTTCGAGAACCAGATCCATGGTGGACGCTTCCTTGGCGTTCGGCGTGTCCGGGTATTTGTCCACCTCGTCGAGGAAGAGATAGCGTACCGAGACGTTGCCGATCGACGTGACGCTCCCAGCCCACCCCATGTAGATCAGCATGGTGGTGAGTTTGAGCCGCAGCCGCGCCATGTCGTCGTCCAGCCCGGTCAGCAGGTCCCGCAACCGTGGGCTCAACCGGAAGACGTCTTGGAGGTAGTCCTGGCTTCGTTTGGATGCCGTGTCGCGATCCGGGTACACGATGAGCGCCGGCCCTGGATCCTGGTCCGCGGCCCAGGCCAGGAAGGTCTCCATGCCGGCGGAAGAGCCAGTCTGCGGCGCCTTGCAGTTTGTGATGATCTTCACCGCCGGATGCGCCGCGGCGTCGAGGATGCCGCGCATGTGCGGCATGAAGTCGTGGTCCCATCTGGAACCCTTCAACGGCCCGTAGGTCACCACCCGGTGCTTCTCGGCCCACTCGGCCGGCGACATTGTCTTCCGACACCGCATCACTCGCCGCTCTGGCGCGGACCAGTCGATCCGTATCAGCCGCGGCGAGCCGTTGAACGCGGCCGCGGCCACCTCTTCCGGCATCCACGGCGGCGGTTCCGCAACCGCGATTCTGGCTGGAATGACCATGCCAGGATCCGTCATTTGCTCTTCGCCTTCCCTTTTCCATTCCCGGCAGGCGCCTGTCCGAACTCAACCTCGATTTCCAGCGGCCGCGCGTAATCTCCGAACCACCTAGCTAGGTCATCCAGGATGGTTTCCACCAGGAGCCGGATCCGCTTCTCGTCCCCACCGACCAGCTCGCACCAATCTGGCGCCCGCATTGTCACCGTATGCTGCAATCCGGCCATCAGCGCCACCGCCCTGGCAGCCATCGCCGGCTCCACTTCCTCGCGCGGGATCATCGTCCCGCGCAGCCGTTCCAGCTCATTCTCCGCCTTCGATGCCTCGGCCTTCAGCTTGCGGATTTGCTGCCGCAACTTTTGATCGACCAGCGAATCCTGCTCTTCCTTCGATATCGTAACGCCTGATTTTTGACGGCGAAGATATTTAGTCGCATACTCCTTTACGAATGCCCTTGACCATTTGCCATCAGCAAGGTTTGGCCTTAGCTTTCCTTCCCGTCTATGCCTGTAGAGTGTAGGCGGCGAGACCTTCCAGCCATTGTCAATCAGCCATTTGTGTATACTGTGGATGTTCTCGAACGGCTTATCGTTTTCACCTTCTGCATATTCTGATTTTATCTTGTATTTTACTGCAATTTCATTAAGTCTCTTGCTGTAAGCCTCCTTTGCAGCCTCCCAGTCTCGCAGTGTCTTCTTGCCAGGATTCTCCTTGTACTTCCGCATCGAGACGACAGTCGCGTTGTGCAGGATCTTCAGCTCCGCCTGCTCAGTCGGCGTCGCAACCGCCAATACCTCCTTGAGGACGTCATCCATCACGCGGCCCTCCGTTTCCCTACCGCGGCGAAAGTTCGATTTTTCTGCACTTTCGCCCCTGCCGCTCGCATGCAATGAGAGTCGAGCCAGAGCCGCCGAACGGGTCTAGAACGATCTCTCCACGCCGACTTGAGTTGCGAATGAACCGCTCCATCAGCGCCACGGGTTTCATCGTTGGGTGCAGATCTGGGCGCATCCGAAGTTTATGGCGTTTACTTGATGCGGCGCAGTTTGACACCATGCCGTACCCGTCCTCCTCGCGGTGAAGGCTCTTGCTGGGCGGCGAGTTTGTCGAATTGACGGTTATACCGCGCGCAGCGCAGCTTCAGGATATTGTTGGCGCGGTCAACACGCCACCAGGCGCCGGAACGCTTGAGCCGAATATGGCAGATGAACTTGTTGGCGCTTTCGATGGCGCCGCTGCCCAACG